TGCCCGAGCTTATGGAGCATCGCGCAGAGTTTGTAGACCTTCTGCGTGTAGGCGCAGGATAGCCAGTCTTTGTTCGTCTGCGTATGCGCAAGCCCCGGTATGTGGAATATCACGTTAGACCTCACTCATCCCAACATTATAATTGCCAACGTTCTCGAATAGGAAAGTCCCCGGCATTATCTGAGATGAACTGGAAGTTGTTCCTATGGCGGCATAAATATTTGAACCTATCGGTGAAATCGTTGAGTCAACGACCGAAATGATCACAGCGCCGTTAAGGAACACTGAGATTGTCGTGCTATCACACTTCAATCCGATAACGTCCCCCGTTACTGCCGTGTGAGAATACAGCGAGCCTAACTGCACGAGACCTCCTGCGCTGTACACTACCAACTGAATACCTGTAGCAGTATATTGGCAGAAGTAGCAGTATGCAGTAGATGTCGCCAAGCGGTTATAAAGAATCACCGTACCTGCCGCACTTCCTACATAGATCTTCGCTTGAACCAAACTCGCCAGGACACTAGTGTTCACATTCCAGTAAGCCGCCGTGGTCGTTCCTGGTGTGTTTGAGTAGACGTACCCCGAACCGTTCTGTTTTAGAAGCGCCGAGCTAAGCACGCTCAGAGCTGTCCAACTTGACGAAAGAGCCGCCCCGGACGCCCCGGTAAAGTTATCGGTCTCGACCTGTGTAGGGACGCCTGAGTAAAGATAAAGCTTGCCGGAGTCAGAGCGAAACCATTCAGCGCCCACCGCCGGGTTGGCCGGATTTGCGCCCGTCACCGTAACGGTAGAGGTAACGCCTGTAGCACCTTGTGGCCCCGTTGCGCCGGTTGCCCCGGTGGGACCTGTAGCGCCCGTAGTCCCTATTCCTGTCGGGCCGGTTGGTCCAGACGCGCCTGAAGGCCCTGTAGCGCCCGTAGTCCCTATTCCTGTTGCCCCCGTTGCGCCGGTTGCCCCGGTGGGACCTGTAGCGCCCGTAGTCCCTATTCCTGTTGCCCCCGTTGCTCCTGTGGCTCCAGTCGCGCCCGTAGTCCCTATTCCTGTCGGCCCTGTAGCTCCGGTTGCACCAACACTGCCAGCGCCGCCAGGACCCGTCGCACCTACCGGACCGCTCGCGCCCGAAACGCCTGTTGCCCCCGTAGTCCCTATTCCTGTCGGCCCTGTAGCTCCGGTTGCCCCGGTGGGACCTGTAGCGCCCGAAACGCCTGTTGCCCCCGTTGCCCCCGTTGCGCCGGTCCCGCCGTCTACTCCGGATGCGCCAGTACCACCTACCGGACCTGTTGGGCCGGTTGCACCAACACTGCCAGCGCCGCCAGGACCCGTCGCACCTACCGGACCGCTCGCGCCCGTAGCGCCCGTAGGACCCGTAGCGCCCGCAGGACCGCTCGCGCCGCCGCTTGTCGCCGGGAGCGTAAAAGATGTTGCGCCGCCCACGTTCGCGCCGCCTTGCGCCTGAAGTGTTACCGGAACGCCCTTGTTGTTGACGATGACCATCTGCTTCGCTACGCTACCGCTCGAAGCGATGGCGCTCGGTGTCACGCAATCCGAAGGATGCGGAAGCGTAATCACAGCCGAGGATGCGGCCCCGTCTATGATCACCGTGCTATCATTCGGGGTGAGAGATGCATTGGACTTGACCGTGCGAACCGGGAAGTTAGTGTTCGTTACAGCGCCAACGTCCGTTTCGATCTTCTTAGACGCAGTCCGAGGATCGCCTTGATAATTCGGTTTTGTACTCATTAGCCACCCTCGACTTCCTGATCCTCCTCATAATACATGGCAACGTCCGTCAGATACAGGTTCGTGCCCGACAGGTTGAACGTGACGTCGAAAAGGAAGCCCTTACAGTCAACAGGCGGGCTCCAATCTAACAGACACCCCGGCAAGTAACCGCTGACGCCCGGCACATTTGCCAAGATCTGGACGATACCTCCAGCCGGCTCGAATGTAACCCCTCCATCCTGTGTGACAATAACGCTCCCCGTCGCGGAGTCCAATGTGCCAGAGCCGAAAATCCTTATGCGCTTTAGGCGCTTCTGGTACGCTCTATCGCCCATCTGAGGCGTCTGGTAGACACAGGAGACCACGGTGGCGTTCGGATAGTAGGTGCAGAGGGAACTGATGATATACTCGGTTCCGCTACCGTTCGCAAGGAACTGCCAGTTTGTATCGCCTTCGACAGAAAAAAGCGCTGTCGCCGTAACAGCCGTCCCGCTGGCAATCGTAGTCCATGTGTTCCATGACAGGTCCAACCGATACGTCGTTGCCCCTACGGCCAGGTAGTAGGCATTCTCATAGAACCAGCCTATCGAAGACTCCAGACTTGCCCGCGTTTGTACGAGCAGCGAAGCCTCGATTTCCTTGCTCACTTTCGTCGGCATAAAGCCGCCCGAATAGGTGAGCAGGTATACTCCGTCGTCTGCAAGGTAAAACACCTGGCCGTTACAGTTCACGGCGGAGTCCTTTGCGATGCAACCGGTGAAGGCGAGCGGCCCCATGATGTTGAAGTTGCTCACGTCCGATCCCGTCATACAATAAATGTCTTGACGGCGCAGAAGGAGCAAGGTGTCCGCGTAGTTCACGAGCGCCATAATCGGGTTGCCGCTCTCCAATCCGACCGTTAGGCGAGCCCCGTCAGTAGCAACAACGGGGAGTGTCGCGAACTGCGTATTGCTCCCCGTGTTACTCACCTGGAGACCGCCGATGTTCATCAAATCATCAAGGATCACCTGGTCATAGAACGTGAGACCCATAGATGCGGGGTTCGGCATGTCGTTCTGCCCTAAATGTGGCGCCGCGGTTGCGGCTGTAACTGTTGTGTCGGGTAGGCTGTCCTGAAAAGAGATGGTCCAGGGCCCGCTCTCGCTTGAGACGGGGATGTTCGCCACAAGGTACCACGGACCACCAAACTCACTCCAAAGCGTCGAGTCCGTTGTGCTCGAAGTGGAAACGTAGACGTTGATAGACTGGACGTTATAGAGCGCGCTATTCGCGGTAAGAGTCACAACACCATTGATCTCTAGCCCCGTCGTGTTGACATATCCAACCGTTGGAATCAGGTTTGGAGCCTGCTCTGTCGGGGCGTAGGCAACGTTGCTTTCCCGGCCAAACTCGTCAACGAGCGTGAACACATATTGGAAATACGTAGGGGCGGCCAGCACAGTCTTTCCGATGGCCGCCCCCCCGGCCACACTAAAAGAACCGGCACACGAAAACGCTGCTGCCCAGGGAACAGATGACGCAGGGTTCGGAATCGCTTCTATCTGAGCATCCGTCATTGCGTCAGTGAAGCCGGTTAGGAACCAATTATAGACTGTCGTTCCACTTATGTCCGTCATGGTCGGCGCGAGCGAACTGTTGTCATTGAAATTGGCAAGCCTATAGAACACAGAAGTAGACGGAAATGTCGTAGAGGAGGGCGTTACCCACACCGAGAAGCCGGTGATGGGATTTAATATGGGGCTCCAGTCTGCCCCAACGACCGCTTCAACGATAATGTAAGGACACGTGACAGTGTCGGACGCTTCAGTCCAAGACGCGATCATCGAGTTGGACCATATCCAGAAGAGTTCTATTCCGTTCGACTCAGCAAGTACTATGTACCGACAGTAATTTGTTCCCGAACCCGAATAGGTCTTACCTGTGTTCACCGAGGGTGTCACAGCCCTAAAACTCCATTCAGTCGCCACGGGCGTACCCATGCCAAGAGCGTAAGCGAGGTTCGAGTTCCCGGTGTACCTCATGTTCGCAGAACCATCATCGGCGAGCATGATTTCTTCCAAATCGGACTGGAACATACGTACGCGTACGCCAGGGGTCCAGTATTGCTTCGTCGTAGGCGGCCCAGGCGGCTTAGGGATGTAGGGCGGCGTGTGCGTGGTGTCTACAGCCCATGCGTTCAAATCCCCGCCCGAGACGATAAGGCATTGATTTAGCGCTGCATTGTTCTGCGCGTACCAGTTCCCCAGCCCCGTGACCGGAGAAGGGAACGGGGGCAGAGAGGGGCCGAGCAACACCTGATTACGCAAGAAGCCTTGCCGGTCCGGCAACAAATTGACGACCTGCTGCGCCCGGCCCGGTGCAAGGTGGGCTGGATCGGAGGTAACATCTACTCCCTGCGCCGCAGGAAGTAGCCACACCTTTTGTTTCGATCCGCTGGCCATGTTTTTATGCCCTTAGGTCGATAGCCTGCCCGCCCGTCACAGTAAGAGCCCCGGAAGGAGCGTTCTTAAGAGCATTGACAGTATACGTCGCCGAATCTCCGCTCCCCGATATCATGTCGTACAGGTCTGCGAGAACAGATTCGTCATTCGGAATAAGCGAGACGTCGCCGGCCGAGTTCGTAAGAATGGGGTCCGTCGGGTTTTTAAGAACCTGCGCCGACGGGCTCATACCCGTTGCATAGGAGCCCACCTGGACCACACCGTTAGCAAAGCTCCACTGCGTCTGCTGTATCTCCATGACCAGAGGCGCCATGTTCGCCGCACCTTGCAGATAGAGGATGGTCGTGACCCCGGAAGCGATACAGGCGTTCGGAAGACAGAGCCAGTAAAGCCCCGGCATGTTCGTCGAATCAACCTCAAGAAATCCGCCCGATACCCACGTCCCGAGCGTTGCCGTCGCGAGAGTAACCGCGGTGTCTGACGTATCTCCCGTTCGGACGTAGTAACAGGTAAGCCCGGAGGTGTTATACGCGAGCCCCGTCAAACCTGAGCCGTTCGCGACGGCGGAGTTCTGAATGAAAACGAAAACCGATTGGCCGGTTGCGCCCTGCTCCAGAATGATCTTCACGATACCCTCCTACCCATCACACCCGCCCATCATCCCCGCATTACCTATTGGCGTCCCGAGCGACCCATGCGGGCTCAGGCGGAAGAAACCCCCGCCGCTATAGGTCAGCGTTAGGTAAAACGACGTTATGTTCAGCGGGAGGTCAGAGGAGTACACCGTCAATGTAAGAGCCAGCGTACTCCCATTAAGCGCTTGTATGGCTGCCAAATCTATTCCCGTTGCCTCCGACGACTGTACATTATCGGGCGCATGAACCCAAATAATCGATCCTCCTGAGAACAGCCATTGGCTTCGGTCCAGCCTCTCCGCTGTAGTCTGGACGATCGTCCATTGCGCTGCCGTAATGCTCCCGAGAGGAAGGATGAAGTCAAAGACAACCGGGGTTATCGTTGTAACGTCTGCGGTCGCTGGCGAGCTGTAGACTGTCGAACTAGACATAGTCTCCCCTTAAAACTCGCAGACGAAATAGAGCCTGTCGCCGGCATTCTCCAGGTTGATCCAGACGTTCGAGAACCCCCCAATGCTTGAGGAAATGTTTGACGAGGCTGGAAGGTTAAGAACGCCTTGGGGCGGCGGATTGGCGTTCGACGAGGGGATTTCGGTCTGGTTGAACGCTATCTGCGCGCCGCTCGTCGCGCCGCCAATACTCCCATTATCGCCGCTGATGTTGACCGACTGGTACCAAAGCCCGGCGTCGCGCTGAAGCACTGAGCCGCCCGAGTTCTCATAGAACGTGCCGAACGGTTTATGCCCTGCGGCAATCAAGTTCGCCATCGACGTGTAGCAACTGCCGTCCGTGGCGACGATATACCAACCTGTATTTCCCGGGACGGCGCAACAGGTTATGCTATTAGGAGCCCACCTTGATATCAATCCCATCTTGCCCTCCTAGATGTAAATGAGCGTCGAAGCCAGCGTATCCGCCACACTTGCTGCGAGCGTTGCCCCGTGCGTCGTGCTTATCGGTCCTACAGTCGCCACATACCACGGCGCGCCCGTCATAACGATCGTGTTCCCCGTCGTGCTGTCCGTCCATGTATAGGTCGTGCTCTCGGTAGCCGGGACAAAAATCATGAACGTCGTACCCGCGAGGGGAATGGTATTTAGCGGAGTAGTAGAAACGATTGGCGTTACCTGCTGGTATTGCGCATTGGCGAGGTCCTGCACAAAGCCTGTTCCTCCGGGCCCGAGTGCCTGCGTCCCGCCCGCCGTCTCCACCAGACCCTGTAAGGTTATTTGCGCTGTCTCACTCATGTTAGCCTAACTCTTGTTTGAGCGCAGACCCGGCCCGCGCCTGTAGCTGCGATATCCGAACGAGAACGTCTGCGGCTTATTGACCCCCATCTTCCACGTCATCAATTCGTCTAAGCCCTGCTGGTAAAAAAGCGGGGCTATCGCCTGAAGGCGCGCCTGCGCCTCTGAATCTTGCGTGCAGGTCTCCAGCCACTTGACGGCCGCGCCGCGCCACACAATGTCTTGGTAGGATTCAGGTAACTGCTGGATGTAATCGCTATCGGAGATGGGCGGCAGAACCCCCATTCCCGCGTACAAATTCAACGTACCTGCAGACGCAGGAGCCGGGCTCAGAAACAACGTATAGGCCCGAACCCAGAACCGCTGAGGCACAGCCGGCCCCATGTTGTCATACTGGTACCCAGACTTATCCATATCGTCGGAGGTCCAGGCCTCAAGCACCTGCACATCGCCGACACCTCCGTTCCACGCCGCGCGCCTCACATCATTTATCAGGTTGCTCGACGCCGACAAGATGTTCTGTAACGGGATAGACGTCGGGCCTAACGTCGTCTGCGCCGCCACAGGATATTGAATGGACGTCGTTTCGGCAAAGCCGATGCGCCGGTTTACCTGCTCGATCGATGTCCAAATGCACTGGTTCAGGATTGCGTTCGTCGGGTCAGGACGGTTAGCGGGCGCATCCCCGGCATTACCCGTTCCGGTATCGATCGGCGGAGTAATACCGATCTCACGCCTGATGAAGTCACGAGCCTGTGCGCGGTTAAGCAGAGGCAAGGGTCAGTCCTTTCGATGATTGTAATCATATGAGCGAAATCGCGGGTCACATGTCTGGCCGTATTCATCCGTAGTCAGGTTGTCCGTGTATGTCTCGGCAAGGGTCCAGGGGTCAGTAGTTCTCAACCCCCGGAATACCTTCCCGAAAAGCGGTCTTCCCTGACGATAGATTATTGGCTTTTTATCTACCATTTTTCACCTCAGATCGGCCAGTACAGAACGTAGAGAGTCCCGACCAGGCCCGCAGTAGACGCCGAGCCCGTAACAGTAATAGCCTCGCTAGCCGTCTCGGTGAGCCCCACGATACTCGAAATAAAGACGCCAGGCGCCGTATGAACGTCCTGCGCCGAGAAGAGGTTGCTTGCGCTCGTCGTCGTGTTAGCAGCAACACCAACACTCAACGAAGCCGCACCGGTTGACGCAGTCGTGATGTTCATCCACGCCAGGACGGCAAACAGGCTGCCCCCGATTACATTTGACTCAGCGCCGACTGCCCCGCCTGTTGTGGCCGCCGTGCCAACAAGCGGTATCACGACCACTTCAGGCAAACGTCGCCCCGAAACAACGCCTGCCCCTTGATGAAGCATGTTCAACTCGGCGGCTGTCGCCGTCATTTCAACTCCCTCTTGGTAGAGGTTCCCCGAAGCGTCAGCAACAACGGTTGGAGACGTTTCCGGTCCGACACCAAGACCGCCGGCAGCTAAGAACTGACTCGCGGTACTCGATTGGGTAGCCATCTTCAGCCCTCCTTCCTAAGAGCCGCTTCTACCGCCGCCTCGACTTTTTCGAGAATCGTAGGAGCAGCGATCTCTACAGCCTGCTCAACCGCGGTCGTCGCCACCTGAGAACCCACCTCAATAGAGGTAGCTTCTGTTGCCGGCAAGGCATTTGAGAGATAGTTGGTAAGCGCCTTGTGTACGCCGACAAGGCGGTTTGCAATGATGCTTCCGCCTGTCGCGATCGCCGCGCCGGCAAGCGTTCCGATTTCAGCACGCAAGGCGGCGAGCGCATCCGCAATTTCCGGCTGTGTTATCGTCGAAGCATCCGCCTCTAACTGATCCATGTTCCACATGTTGCCCCCTTACATTCCTCTGGAGCCGTAACAGGAACGCCAGTCCGACGCGCCGATCGCCGTCCGCATGGTCACATTGATTATCTGGGCAAGCACGTTCTGGTCCCAGTAGACGAAAGACCGCGGGGGCTGGCGCCAGAAGAAGTGTAGATGGTGCTCGTGTCCAACGAAGAACCACGAGTTGTTTCCGCCGGTCGCGCCGCCTGTGGCGCCGCCGTAGGCCCAGTACGGCCAGTAGATAGGCGTGACATTGTCCTCGCTGTTGAAGTTATAGTTGAAGTCGGCCGTGTTGGGGTACATCGGCGCCCGAAGTACCTGCGGCACGATATACTGCCACGCCGGATTAAAAATCCCATACCGTGGACGGTCGTTGATATAGGTCAGGTTGTCCGGCCTGAGCTGCGTTCTCAAATTCGTCGCGCAGGCCTGATAGCTTGTCACGGAGAAATCAACGTCGGTCGAGGGACGGTTCGCGTACGTGACCCCCAACTGTGAAGATGAAACCGGGTGTGCTGTGTTGAACAGGCTCACATTGTCCGGCATCGTCGAAACAGCGCCCGAAGCGAATCCCTCTATGCCGAAGAACTGAGCGACATAGTATTCGACCGCCGTGCGGTACGCGACACCCATAAAGCCCGATTTCATTGCCAGCGCCCGGTGGATCACCCCGTACAGGTCGTCCTCTTCGTCCTCATAAGGGATCTGATCTCCCAGCCCCCAGCCCTGGACTATATACTGCTTGCTGAAGCTCGCGGCGAACTGCCCGGATTCTACGGGCGTTCCGGGATAACGCGGCGTCATCGGAAGCCCGTATCCGCTCCACCCCTGGTGCCAGATATATCGCGAGGACGTGTCTTCCACGTGCATGAACAGACGGTATACGGGGTCATATTCCGCCAACGTCCGCAGTATGTTCTCGTCGATGCCTCTCTGATAAATAGGGGCCAGACCACTTGAAGCCATTTTGACAACCTCCTTTTAAAAGGGTCTTTAGTACCCGCTCACGTTATAGGCTACGCCGTTCGCAGCCTGGGAGAAAGACGGCGTGAACTCGAAGAACATCTCCGGCGTCGGCGTCAGCGGCGAAGTGGAACCCGTCCACCCCTTGCCTGCGCCGACCGTCGCGGCGTACAGCGGGTCATTGGTGTTCCATCCTAGGAAGTGAGCGATCTGTAACCCTGGCGTTGCCTGAATGTCTAGGAAGTAATACATCTGGCCCAACGGAAGGCCGTTCGTGCCAGTCCCGAGCAGGAGAGTAATGCCGCCTAGTTGCCCGCCTGCCAGAGCTTCAAGCGTGGCGAATGAACGCGTCGTACCACCGTAGAAGCGCGCAGCGAAGATGTTCCCGCTGGCGCTGTCCACCGGGACAACGCCGTACCCCGTCGTCGGGTCATTCGGATAAAGCTGAGACTCGCCGTATGGATACGGGATGTTGGCTGGAAAAAGAGTGGCGGGGGTCTGCGGAAACTGCGACGCGTTGCTCGCGGCGTTGCAAAGCGCCACGCCATACACGCCGGCAGTGGCGCCCCCGCTCGCGTGATTGGACTGGTAATAGTTCGACGAGCTGGCCTGGTCGGCCGCGAGCAGCTCGCGAACCACAGGCGCGCCCGACCCACTGTAGGTTGCCCCTACCGTCTGTACGAGGATGTCCCCCTGCATGATCTGCCCGCTGGCGGTCGCAGTGGACGCACCGTTGGCGCTGATAGGGAGCAAACCAGTTATCCGGTTAGCAGCGACCGTTTTCCCGCCCTGCTGATATGCGAACCGTACACCCGGCATAGTATCTACTTTCCTTTCCCGGCTCGGTTTCGGACCTGGCCGAGTGCTGATCGTGGATTGATTTCCGGCGCGAACCCGACACCCGAGTTGGAGTACGAACGCGGCTTCTCATTGCGTTTGACCTCTTCGAGCATTCTTGCTCTTATCGGGTCCTTCGCACTCCGTCCGGCCAGGAGAATATCTACCATTTCCTCCTGTGTTTTGGGTGCGGCGCGCGGCCCGAGGCGATATTGCTCGGACTCGACCCTCGGATCTATCCCACGGCGCCTCATGGCAAGCTCGGCTTCCATGAGCGACATGCCCGCCGTGGGGCTCGACCCACCCACCATCCCGGTCTCATGATGATAGCGGGATATTTCTTCTTTCATGGCGATCCGCTCGTCGATCGTCATCTGCTCCCACTGTTCCGCGGGGAATTGCCCGCCGGACGGCGTCATGTGCTGGTTAATAGGAGGGCGTGTAACCTGCCCCGTCTGGAGATTGACCCTCTGCCCGCTCTCGCGGGCTTCCTTCACCTCTTTATCCCGCTTTTCTTGCTCCTTCCGATGTCTCATCGGGATCGCCATCATCACGTAGTCTTTTCCCAAGTTCACGACGTCGCCCTTGCCATCCGGCGGCTTGACGAGGAAGGAGCCTTCGTGTTCGGACTCGATCTCCGTGGGGCGATCGTCCCTATCGTAGTAATTGGGATTCCGGCATGGATACAAATAGAATTCAGTACCGATCCCTGTCACATTATTTGCCTTGTCCAGCTTTTCGCAGTAGGCCTTGGTAAACTTTCGAGTAGTCCAGTCCTGGGGACGCTCCCACGGCGGGCAATTTCTGTCCAGGTTACAACTCCGTTCCTTCATCGTGCCGTCTTCCACGTGTGTCGTGCCACCGCGAGGTCTCGCGCCATCCATCACGTGCTGTTCCGGCATTGCATCAGTTGCCATTAGATTGTCCTCGTTCCTTTCACAACGCCCGGCGTCTTGACGGCCTCTTCTGCTTCCTCTCGCGACAGGCCGTACTCTTTTACGTAGTAGTCAATCGGCGACGAACTTCTCGTCACGCTGGACGGGGAGCCTCCGCCGGTGCTAACCGGCGTCCGCTGCGGCGCCGCCAACTGAGGCTGCCGCGGCGCCGGCTGCTTCTTTGAACCGTTCCACGCCTTGATGAAGTCCTCAACGGCTTCGTCACCGCGTGTTTCAGAGTCCCGGACAACCTCGGTAAAGAGCGCAGCCCGGATCATGCCCGGTTGATGCCGCTTATCAGCAGCAACTTGCTGTAGATTGCGGGATATTCCAGCTCCGTACCGCTCCACCAACTCTTGGCGTCCTGCCAAGAGGCGCGTCATCTGCATTTGAGCAGAGGAAGTGGCCTGCATCTCGTTCCGAACCGTGTTTTGCGTTATGGCCATCAGACGACGCGTATATTGGACAGGATCGAACGTATCCAGCGTGGGATCGATAAGTGGCGCTAACTCGTCGATGTCCGATTGCAGGATAGCTTCTGTCCCCGGAATATCCGGGGTAGGAACAGGCTTGGGCGCTACTTGGGATGCTTGGGAAGGTTCGGCTTGACTGCCACCGTACCCATTGGCGGGCCCTTGATCACCGGCGGCGCCTTGGTCGCCGGCGCCTGCGTCTTCGGACTCAAAATCTTCGTCTTCATTCTCAGAACCTCCATCGTCCAGAAGATTGTCTTCGGGCTCATCAAGATCATCTTGGGGGAAGCCCTGCCCGCTGGGAGTCTGCAAATCGTCCTCGGATTGCGACTGTTGTGTTAGGTCGCTCATCTGTTTCCTCTTGCTTTCCGGCCTTTGTCGCTGCTCGGGATGCCTTTGTAGGCGTTTCTAGAACATCCGTCAGCACAGCGATCTGGCCTTGAATGTAACGAACATCCTCGATAGAGCCGCTGATCGCCAACTTCTCGTACAAGGACTTCCGGCGCTCGCTCAACAACGGCACAACAAGATACGTCCATGCGGGGCTAGCCTTGAGCTGCGCCCACGACACTTCCAGTGTTTCCGCGTCCGTTTCCACTTGATGCTCCGTTCATCGACATTGGGGACGGCACAGGCGATGCTTGGGCCTGACCTGAAACTTCAGGACGTTCACCGATGTAATCTTCAGGATCGTGGACGTCAATATCGATCAAAACTTGCCGGCTGGCATACCAGAGATGTTCAAGATCCTTGAGGTCCGCAACCTTACCTTTTGTCTCAAGATAGCCGGTTGCAATCTGGAGGGCCATTTGCGCTTTGTTTATACGGGCCTCCGAATTGGCGCTTGACGTGGATCCCATGGCGCGATAGATGTAATTTCCTTTCAAGGTTGACATCGTTAACTTTTTGCCGCGGCCCTGATCGTCCGCGAAAGCGATGGGCTCGTCATCCCCCATTTTGTCCTGGCAAAGAGTGATGAGCCATGCGAAGAGTTCGTTCGCCCCGCGCAGGAAGTTCGATATCATGCAATCCTGAAGGCTCGCCGCCGTCGCCTGAACCTGCTTCATTTCCTCGTTCTTGCGGACTTTGCCCTGGAGTTGTCCAAATCCTCCAGAATAAAGCCCTTCGGCTCTGGCATCAAGGATTCCCTGCAGCTCAAGGCCGAGACGCGCGTTGCTTTCCATCCGCATAGGCTCCATCTCCTCAAGACTCGTCTTGCATTTGTAGACAGAACCGGGTCCAAACTCAAAATCTTCATTGTCTTTCAGGCTGCTTTCAAGCGCCTTGAATGTCGGAGACATCTCAATATTGAGGCCGTCGATAACGGCGCGAATGTTCGCGTTCCCTTGACACTGAAGAGAGTCAAGTTCACTGGCAAGACAGCGCGTGTACATGCTGCCGGGCTCTTTGCCGGTGTGGAACTTCACGTAGGGACGGCGCGAGTACGGAGAAAAATCGATCCGCAGAAATATCTTGGGTTCAGACTTAGAGCAAACGCATTCGAGTTCCGTATTCCACAGGTACTCTGGGAGCTTGAGCGATCCGTCAACATCTTGAAGAACGGGCATCTTCGTGTACCACAAGAAGAACTCGTAGAACTCAGACTCGCTCTGTTCGCCGGTCCCCCACTGAATATCCACGTGCTCTTGCTGCTGGCTCATCCTGGTATCGGTAGGATGGTGCGCGAGCAGCGTCATAACGGAGTCTCGATCGTATCCGTAATCCTCGATACCGACCAGCAAATCTTGCTTCGTGAGGTATATCCGCTCGCCAAAACCTACCGCGGATTGAGGGTCTTTGGAGGCAAAAGGATAGTGGTAGATGTTCCCTGTATCTACGACCTCAACGTCCGGGCCTCGGTAATCTACCTCTTTCGTGCCGACAAGAACCTTCTCGTAAGCAACGCGTCCTTCTTCCGGGTGCTCGACGATTTCGCCAGTTTCAAGGTCCCGATATTGGACCGACCGCATAACCCTCTGAGTCTCTTTCCATCCCACCCGTATGAAGGCGGCTGGATAGCGCGCGGCATTGTAGTAAGCATCTGCCAATCGATCGCCTAAATTGATTTCGGCGCCCTTGGACGCAAGGAAATCTTCCTGGATTTCGGCGCTCTCTTTGTCTGCGGGGTCCACCGCGTCAACAAGACAAAGCGGTGACTTGTGAAATATCGCAGTACCCTGGGCGTCGGTGAAGAGGAGGGCTTTTAGAGTAAGGGGGTCATCTACCGTTGCGGCATTTTGCCAGCGCGTCGGCCCGGACTGCTGTCCCAAGAGGCCGTCTATCTGCGCGTTGTATTGCAGCAACAGCTCGTCGCGCGTCGAAGCCGACTGGACGGCGGTCTCTATGTTTCTGACTATTTCTTCCTGGACTTCGGTCAGAAGCTCCTCGGAAATATCTAGATGAAACTCTGCAGGCAAGCGAAAGGCTCCCTCCGTCTGTGTAGGAAGTGGGAGCCTTTCGCGCTACAGCCTCCAGATGGATCGCCCCATGTTCCTATTAGCTACTTATGGCCCTTGCGAGGATGTTTGCGTCGATTCATAGCTACCACTTCCCTTCTATGGAATTTTTCGGCAGGGGTATTGCGAAACGCTACTCGACCTGCCGGGACATAAAAATCTTGTGCCTTTACACCTTCAAATGAGAGGCCACGAACGCCGTTCATGGCCTCTAGCAACACGAGGAGAGAACATCTATAGAATATACCTATCCATAGTGGCAAGTCAATTAGCAAAACCTTCTAAATCAGCGCATTGCGCTTTTCAGCCACGGCGCCCCGAAGGACGTTCACGATAGCCTCCGCGTGCGCTTCATAAACCATCTCGCAAAACCAATCACAACGAATGTCCCGGCGCACCAGAAAAAGAACGCAAGGTTCGTCGTAGATGTAAGAGCGCCGGCCTGGTCTATGATCTTGCCTGAGAACCCATTGATGCTTTTCTACAAGCGCTTCCGTGTCTCGCCACAACTTGAGACGGTCGCACCAGGTAGCATAACACGTAATCGGCGCCAGGTCTACCGAGTACCGTTCCGAGATCTTATGGGTTGTTAGGAACTGACGAAGCGGCACATCAACCATCCTCTACTCACAAATGTGAGTGTTTTAATCGTTGTTGCTTCGGGCACGGATCGTATTCGCGATCTGAGAGGCGCACCCCCAGTGGTAAATGCGGCCTTCCTCTGCGATCAACGCGCAAGATTCCCGTTCGGCGCGAACAGACTCTAAAATACCTTGCTTTATGCGGTCTTCCAGCCATTCCAACTGGTCCTGGCTAAAGTTCCACGACGTCGCGGCCCTTATCACTTTCATCTGCGTCTACCCGTCCTCTCCCCAGGATATAACGGCTCCCGGCGACGGCCCGTTAGCTCTTTGCTCATCCCGCGCGAGCGCTTCTGCGGCGGGTGCCAGCCCAACGTACAGAAGTACATCGCCGTAATACCGTGGTCGTCTCGCGAGATAACCTTCTCGGGACCAACCGGCGTCAGCCCTTCTTCCCAGGCTTTTTGCTCACGTTGTTTCCGGCTGTCATAGCGATACACGCCCATCTCAAGCCCGAGCGCATACTGCATCCATCCGTTCGGGTTGTTTCTTCCCTTACCTTGTACGGGGACCTCCTGAAGCGCCTTGCTTTTCAGGAACATCAACGAAGGCATACCGATCTGGTACTTCCCTGTATCGGGGTCTTCGTCGCCTTCCTCTTCAAGATAAACATGGGGCATCGACGGGTCCCCATGCAATAGGCTATGGACGTGCATCCAGGATGTCTGCGTGCGATAGGACGATGGAGTCTGGCAGGGGATGCCCCATGTCGAGAACTCGTCCAGAATCGTCTTCAGGTCTGGGCCGGACTTCTGATTGCTGCTCACGGGGTCAATCCAGTACTCTACGTTGCGCCAGCCGGCCGTTTTCTCAAGGATGAGGTTTGCAATATCCTGCCATACCAGACCCTTGACATATATCTCGTCGAAACCGAGTAGATGCTTCACCGGATCAAAAGGATCCCCGGTCGGAGTCTCGACAAAGAATTCAACAGCCCAAGGGGAGCTCGCGCCGGCGGTATCGATCCCGACGATCAACTTCCAGTGTTCCTTAATGCACTCGGGAAACGGCTTGTCGAGTTTATCAAGCTGCCAATACTTGACCACATCATCAATATCGACGAGGTTCCGTTTCATCGAAAAATACGGTTCGCCAAAGACCAGCAGATCGATCGGATCGAACGACCCCATAACCATCCTTCTTCGGAGCGAATCGTCCATCTGATAGTTGTCGAGCATGCTCTCGATGTAGCCCTTCGCGTTTTTCGTGTTGGTGGTCGAGCCCGACGCTACCGCATAATACACGGAGCCGTCTGCTCCTATGCGCTCCCATTCTTCATACTTCGCGCCGAGGCCTAGAGGGTCATCCTCCGGCCTCACCAGCCAGGTAACTTTCGGTGACTGGCGCATCGGCGAGTCTTTTATCCATGTAGCCCAAACCCAGTTATGGCCGCTGGGGTTCTGTTCTGCAATGACAATACGCGGATAGTTCCTACTCGGCGTTCTCATGCGCTGAAGGAGCATGTTGAAGATCGCGCGCCCCTTCTGGTTATCGTTGCCGCCGATTTCGGACGCTTCGCACAAATGCATAACCGTACAGGAGAAGCCTTTAACCTTGCTCGGATCATCAAAAGCGTGAAAGGTCCACGTAGATCCGTTCTTAAACGTGTAGACCCGGGTCTTGAGATTGATGCGCTCGATAAGCGGGCTATCGTCAGGCAAGATCTCGCGAAGCGACGGCCACCCAAATTGGTCTATGTAATAGTCGTACGGGTAAATAGACCATACTGAAATCTTGGGATACTTCCTCACGATGCTCAGCATCTCCACGAAACACCCGATGGACTTTCCGGACCCCACGCCGCCCGAATGGAGCATGTACCACGTTTTATCCTTCATCGGAGTCTTACCGCTCGGGGAGATCTTGTTATGGATCGCTAGCTGATGCGGAAGGATCTCGCGGGACACGGTTATGGTCCCGTCTTCATTTAACACTTCTCGCGGAGGATACATGGACGCAAGCGTATAAGGTTCCGTCATGCCCTCCAGCGCGTCCGTAATGGATTGGTGGGTAGAGGACAACCACCTTGCACTTGCTAAGAGAGTTCGGTTTGGCACAAGGCACCCCTGTTAGATAGATCCCTCGAGAATACCACAAACGACGCACCATCGGGAGTCTTGATACTTGCTTCTGTCCCACTGATGCGGATGCGGCGGCGCTCCCGGCCCCGTTAACCTCCGTGAGGCTCCACGCGCCACAGCGGTGGCAGGCGCTATCTTGGACGGGACACACTCTGCTATATCGCAATAGAGGTTCCCGTCATGCCAGCGCAGGGGATGAGGCGCATTGCCGTCAGCCCGGACTATCAACGGCATCTTACTCGAAACGTGCATCTTCCTGCTCCTTATCATCTTGGATTGACCCGAGCGCCGGCGGAATAACCCTGCCGCGCAGCTCGTCAAGCACCACCGCAAGCGTATTTGTTACGTACTGCGACATCATTCTGGCAAGTTTCTGGTAAGTCTCCTCCGTTGGGCAATACTCGTCAAGCATCTCTTCCCGAGGAATACTCTGGAGACGACCGATAATGGAAGTGGAGAAATGGAGGAAGGCCTCTTCGACATCGACAGGAGAAACCGCGGCTGCACGATAGGCTTCCGACTCTGTATGCGTCCGCTCCGTCTGCGCTACAATAAACTGCTTCTGATGGGCGACCATCTCGGAGAGGGCGACGTCCTTACGCGCGCGCGCTATGATCGCCATTAAATTCCCGACCGTCTCGGGCATCGCACCGGAAATCTCTAAAACAATCCGAATCGCTTTCGGGTCCGGAGAGATCGTGTAGTACTGAGGTTGAGTGTTCCCGCGAAGGTCCACTACCTGTTTTTCTACGCAACAACCCTTTGCCTTCTCCACCAGGGCCTTCAGAATTTCCTCCAATGTCTGCGGGTCAAGCTGACGCGCGAGCGCCTCGCGACGGCTTAACCCGTTATTGACAAAGGCAAACCCCTTTGCAAGAGCCATTTCGGCCGGAGCTTTTCTCGGCATAATGAATCCTTATGTGCGCGTGCGCGCGTGTAACACGAATTTGAGAAAACGTGACACGACAAAACGTAACGGTTTACTCACATATGTGAGTAAATTCGGCGCCGACGTTAAGGACGCTCCCTCACTGTATAAGTTCCAGACCCTGCGCAGGAAGCGCCGATGCCGTAACCACCAGGCTATCCTCGGGCATGATAAACAGGTTCGGATGTTCGCTGGGAGGATCGCTCTTGAAAATGGCCGGCACACTCTCTGTCCGCGGGCGAGCGGGGGGACCGCACAGCCACGTCTCCAACTCGCGCAGAACCGCATCCGCCTTCTCCGAAGTCTTGTACTCGCCCAGAACAAGCATGCCTGGCTGAGCTATCACCGCCGTACTGGTCCTGTCCGCGCTAATCGCCATCCCTAAGAGCATGACGTTCGCAGTGTTCACGATGTTGCCGCCCTGACAACGTATTATCATCATTACGACTTCCCTCCTGCTTGTCTCAATTTCAGTATCGACTCAGCCTTTGATACCGCCTCCTCAACCGTATCAAATGGACCCACCAACGCAGATCGACACTCCCCTATCCAGGGCAAAGGCCAAAGATACCAACCCGAGCCCATCATAGAGCTGCAAACGTCGATGGAGTGGTACGCATCCACGAGACCGGAAAGGTTAACATGGTAGACCGTTGCGTATGACAGCAACTTGCGCAGCGACACTACCTCTGCTCCTGCCGGAATCCTATCCGCATCCTCCGACAATGTACCGTCAAGAGATCTTAGAACCGCATCCCGAACCAAAGCACTCACACTCATACCGCGAGACTCCGCTACCGATATCAGACGACGATAATCCGGCTCTGCCAAACGCACAGACGTCGGTACCATCCAAAGGGGATCGTGAGCAGAACGAGAACGCCTAGTCATACCTCTCCTCCATCTATATCCACAACACTTATTCTACACGGAGTAGTACATGAATACATTATAGCAGAAAAAGCCACATGTGCGCGAACTATCCGCCCAGCGTGCAGAAGACGTCCGCTATCGGTCACGGCCGGGGCGGTCATCGGTGTCCAGGTAGGTCATCGGTGTCCAGGTAGGTTCGAGGGATGGTCCCCCAGCAGTGTTTGAGCGTCCTCTGTGTCACGTGGAGGCCTCTACGTCTGGCCCTGGCTCTCGCGCAGGCGTGCCGTATCACTATGTACAGCCAGGCCTCCTGATACCCTGCGTCGGCTCCACTCACAACGTGTGATCATCACACATTTGGTCAGGGCCGTCAAACTCCAGCAGGTGAGTAGTTATGCGAGCACGGCCGTTTCATCGCCATCCGTGGCGCATG